AAGCAGTGGTATCAACGCAGAGTAGTGGGCGGTAAATGCGCGGGAGCGGGGAGGGGATCCCCTGGGGTAGGGTGGGGATTGGAACGGAGGGGTTGGAAGCACCATAGTCGAACATATGTTCGACTATGGATGTCCAATATCACCAAACATGCGACGGAATTTGCCCCTAGGATGCGTTTTCCAGCACATCCATGACTCCTAGTACTCGGAAAATACCCCCACGCCACAGAGGCACTATCCGTTTTTCCCTCGAGAAAAGGGTACTCCTCTATTGAAAATTGAAATTCACTAGTGATGAAAAAAGGATGCACCTCTAAAGGACACTCCTCCTAGCCCAGAAATATTTCCTGGATTCCTTGACAGTCGTCAAGAAATAGATTATACTAGACAGAGACACTCACCACAAAGGAGAAAACACATGACGACCTACGCCAATGAGTTCATCGAAAACGCTATCGCTGCATACACGGCAGCAAACATCTCACGCCAGTTCTGGCCCGCAAGCCTTCGCGAATACTGTGAGGGGAGCGATGCAGCATGACAATAGCACGGAACAAGTTCATCGAAAACGCCACAGACAGGGATCTGCTGGACGCCTGGAGAGCCGGGGATAGTGACGGGAAAGGCTTCGGTATCGGCGATGACGACGAAGACGACGAAGACAAAACCAGTGGACAAACGCCTACGGATGCTGCCCTAGCTGAAGGCTACACGGTCCTCCGCGACCTCGACCCCCTAGGATCCATACTCTGCACAGATGACAACGGCATCTTCATCGTTGTCTGCAATGGCTACGGCCCATGGGCCGTCAAGGTGGCTTGATATGACAACAAACTACGACATTGAATTCCGTAGAATGCGCAGCGAAGCAAAAAGCTTAGGAAGAACCCTTGAGCGTACGGACGACAACCACTATGACCTCGGCTTTGACGGCATTACACCTGGCAGCATTACGTGTGACACGCTCAATGAGGTCCAGAAAGAACTCGACCAATGGCTTCTAGGCCTCCTCTTCGACCACAACAAAGACCTCGCAGATGCTTGGATGAAAGGCTGGACATAACGATGACAACACCCGATGAGCTCATGCCGCAAGACTTTATCAAAGACTTTGAGCATGCTATTACACTCTGCGGACTCGAATACGCAACAAAGGAACGAAACGACGGTGTGGTGATACGAATTCGTTTCGGACGAGCAACCTCTGATAGTGTACACGGAAACTACGACACCATGACGCCTCTCTTCGAAGGAGCCTGTATACGCGAAGCCGTGTCTTGGTTGCTTGAGTTCGCAGAGCTTACGAAGCAGTGCATAGCCCATGATGCCGAAGAGGCGAACAGAAGAACACTGCGCCAATGCGCGAAATGCTCCTCAATACTCGAAGGGATCGAGAAACAACGCTACCTTGATAATAGCGATAAAGACCTGCTCAAACGACTTTATACCAAACACATCATCCAAGAGAAAGGACTCACCCATGAACATTGAAGTCGGGAAGATTTACACCACACGAAACGGTTCTACCGTAAAAGTGATCGATACAGGGTACGACTGCACAACAATACATGCGATAGATATGAAAACAGACCTTGCATCGATTTACCGCACGGATTCCATCATCGCTGAAGTACTACAAATCGAAGTCGGGAAGCGCTACATAACACGAGACGAGAACCACATCGCGAGAGTAAACGCCAAGATAGGAAACAGTTTCTACGGCGCTATAGATTACCAGACTTCCTGGTGGGATAGCTCCGGCACGTACTGCCCCACGAATCACAAGGACTACGACCTCGTCAGAGAATACCCCGAGCCGGACGAAACAAAATGCAAGCACGCAAAAGCGCTTAAAGAAATTATGATCATCATTGACTCTCATATACATACTTCGAGATTTGCGCCTGAAGCAGCCAATGGAGAGATTTTTAACTTTGAACGCTTCGAGCAAAATAACGCAATAACTGCCACGCTGCTAAAGCTACGCGACGACATACGACGAAAGCTCAATCTCTAATATCTACTCTATCTCATAGGAGACCATAACATGACACATGACCTTACCTACGCCATCGAACACCCCGCACTCGTACGGCTCGAAGTGAATAACAGCGTACAAGGCATCAATGCTATAACGTATATGCTCAAAAAGATGCCTGTGAGAAGCAGTAAAACCCTCGCAGAGCATAAGAAAGAAATAGCCCTCGTCGCAGCACGTACAATCGTCGCGGAGTACATCTTCCAGCAACGCTTTGAGGCGCAATCATGAACGCTATACAAACAAAACTGCCAAACGCTACGTACGTCTCCAACATTGAATCTGCATTACGGTCTATTACCATCGTACGACTCCCTGGCTACTACTATACCGCCACGTACTCACTGCCTGGGTATGTGCTTAGGCAGACCGACCCATGGCCCTCCAAACATGACGCATACATCGACGCAGAACAACGTATCTATACCTACTACGCACCCCGGGGAAAGGATCTATCATGACACTTACACCCTGCAGAAAATGTGGATTGAACTGGGAGCATATTATCCACGATCCTAACAGCGCAGACATACTCACCAAAGAGCAATGGATCGAACTCGCCGATGAACTCACACCGTACCCCTACGCCTACAAAGAACTACCCGACCACTGCGACTACGATCCACTCGAGTACACGGAACTCTCAGATGAACAAATACACACCATTGATATAGGGTACGCACATGCGTACAACATCATGCAACAGGCTAAAGCTATCAATACACCTCATCAATTGAAAGGAGCATCGTAAATGTGTCTACTAGTGCCCGAGCTTGAACAGCGCAGACTCGATAAGGGCATACATAAAGGCTTCGAATGGGAGATCGTCCGTAACGACTACGGGTTTCGATGTGGGTACGTGCGAGTTCTACCAGGGCATCCATGGTTTGAGAAGACGTGGAACGACGAATGGGATGTCAAAGTGCATGGTGGTGTAACGTTCAACAAGTACGGTACCGCATGCCCGACGCACGGCGAAAAGGCTGAATGGTGGATTGGCTTTGATTGTGCCCACTATCTAATGGATCTACCAGATCCGAGTCTACCAAACGCATTACCACGCCTTAACGATGGGTATGAGGATCTCCGCCACAAAGAAGCCTCGATAAAAACAACTGCGTACGTTCGCGATCAGTGCATTCGTCTTGCCGACCAAGCCTATGCTGCTGCGCTTGAACTCGAGGATAAACAATGAGTACAGTGACTGACCGTATACTCGAGGCGTTAGGCTCCCTAGCCGATGAGTACTGTAGGGCTTACAGTGACTACAATAAAAAACCCGAGCTACATAATCGCGAGAGAGCGTACTACGATGCGGAATCGGATGGATTAGAGCGCGCACTGGATGTTGTTCGCGGGATCATAGACGAAGAGGAAGACCGAAAATGCGATACCTGCGGTAAGCCGTACGACCCGTACCCAGAGCAAGGGTTTTGCCAATCCTGTAATGACGATATCTTGCTCCTCGCACATGCATGCCACGAGTGCAAGGCCTACCACGAGACTGCTCATGCCAACAGAAATGGAGAAACATCATGCATAGACGCCCAGTAATACACCCGACGGATACCCCAGAGCCTACTCCACTGCGAGCGACAACGAAACACCACAACCTCGCAGAACTGAAATCAGAGGCTCAACCAAAACTTACACGAGGTACTGCGTACTTTGACCTTCATGCAGCCGCAGCGCAACAAGAGCACGTCTTCACTACGACACAAGGTCTCAAGGTTGATCGCACGGATTTTGTACGCCAACTTGCAGAACGCCACGGGAGAGTGCGATGAGTAGCGGGGAAGAGATAATGGAGAAATTTAGTCAAACACTTACAGACATATGCTCTAATAACGACGGAAGAGATAGAACCGCTCGCTTCAATCAAGCCTATCTCGAAGCTAAACTAGTGCTAGACGTAGCCCAGGCGAATGCTTATTGTGCTAGGCAAGAAAGCGATACTCAGCGTAGTGAGCAAGAGACGATCCAAAGAGATCGACATGATACTCTGTGGGAGGCGCTCGCGGGGCACGAAATAGAATTCTACGCGCAGCAGATAGAATTCTCCACACGGCAATTGAACGTCTTGGAACGTATCGCCACTAGTCTCGAGATGATCACCAAGCCCAGCAAAGAGAAGTCCAAGGAAGAAATTTTCGTAGAGACTGGTATGGAGTACTTCCGTCAAAAATACCCCCGTCAAACGGACGTGCCGTGTCCACGGGAGAATCCACTATGACGTGCCGTGATGAACGGGCAGAAGACCGAAAGACCCAACGAATCTATAATACGATCTTTGTTGTGATGTTCATTATCGCTATGGGTACGGATTGGATGATGAACCAAACGATCACTACCCTCGATGAGACAATACAACTTCTTCAAACGACCCAATGCATGAAAGGGACCTTGTGCCAAAAATAAGCATCGGTGATGCAGTCATCGAGTATACTACCCCAGAAGAACTCATTACCGCAAGAGAACTCATCTCGGAGCTTATGCAACGACACGCTCCCCCTGCCGAGATACCCGACGAGCAGTTACTCACACGATTCGCAACCGAGAAATCCAGGGTTGCGGCCCTTAGCCTCCTGAAATACCTCAACGAGACTCCGTACGAGGAGAGATCACTAACGAAAGCTATGAACTACGTCAATACAACCACAGGCGTACATAGATCGAGAACCACCATCTCGTATTTCTTGGATAGACTGAATAAACATGACGTATTCCCTATAAAGAACGGCGCTGTTGCGGGCAATGCTGCCTATGTTGCAAATCGTCAACAATTCTTAGATGAGATCCGCCAATTCGTACGCAAGACGCTCGAGACGTGCCCCACGATTACCATGAAAGAGCTCGCGCAGCTTACCACCCAACAGCTTGGTTGTACAACAAGCGAAGCGATCGTTTGGAACCTTACTACGAAACTCGGCTATGTGCGTGGGTGGGTCTACGATCCAACACTTGCCACGCTCAAAGAGACCGAGCGCGCAGCAAAGAAGCGCGCAGCAAATAAAAAAGCTTACACTACAGGAGGCTAACGTATGATGCATCAAGAGCAAGAGGCACTTACATCGTATGAACTCTCTATACTTATCGAGAAGTTGCGAGGAGCAACCGACCCGGATGAGTTTGAACTTCGAAAAAAACTCATCCACTACCACGACGTTCTTACCACAGCTGAACTTGACCAATCAGTGTAAAAGAAAAACCCCTCCGAACTCGTACGCTCGGAGGGGTTGTCTCTATCTACGCTCTATCATGCCACTCCCATAGGCACATGACTACCCATGCTCGGAGACCACAACGGATTTATGATACCACACGACGCCCAGGTGCTGCAACTCCTCGATAACCTTAAACGCCCACGAAGCGGCGGACACGGACACCTCGACGCCATACCCTACCACGATTTCATCCCGTTCGGTACAAACGTTGGTATCGTTCTGGATGCGACGTTTCTCGCTATTGACATCGACCGGGAATGTGCAGAATCACGGGTATTAGAAGAGAGATTGGCCGAGTACCTTACGTGGTGCCAAGAGACACCGCATGGAAAACATTGGTTGTTTCGATTTACGCATGGCTCAAGCACGGGGAACACGAAACTTCGAAACAAAAACGGCGCTCCGTTCGGTGACCTGAAGACCTTGGGGTATATCGTCGCCCCCGGAAGCATCGTCCCGTGCGATGGACATACCCATAAAGGAGTCTCCTGCGGACGATCCCAGTACCGGATGATCCACGCAGTCGATCCGGCCCCCTGGCCTCGGGATGGCTTTGCCATGCTGCGAGAGATTGGCGTCTTGGGGCAGCATGAGGCCTGGGAGCACGGCGAGGAGAGTCTGAGGGGAAAGAGTCATACCGGGATACCTGACGAGCTTCTACAGGCCGCATGGGCCGTAAGCGAGCGTGAGGGGATACCGAACGGCGAGCATAACGACTTTCTCTTTAAGATGGCCGCCTGGCTACGGGGACAACATGGACTTTCGGAAGACGCCGTCTATACGGTGCTCACGGAAGGGGCCCTAGGAGCCCTTGAGGGCGTCGATGAGCGACGACCCTTTACCGAGCCCGACCTGCGAGCGATAACGCGCTCAGCGGCCCGCTATGAGCCAAAGACGGCCTATACAGGAACGTATACCCCTGGCAATTGGGTGAACGGCGATGATATCAGTCTCGTAGGAGAGGTCGAGCAGTGGTGGGTCCCTGGCTTCATACCCAAAGGGGAGCTTGTGATGCTCTATGCCCAAGGGGGTGTGGGGAAGAGTAGCTTTGCCTCGTGGCTTGGCGTTCAAGTGACTCGTATGGGGGGAACCATGGCCGTCTATGGGGTTGAGGAGCCATTTCGGCGGTTTCTCCGGCGCTCGGTGCTCGGAGGGGCGGTTCGGAACCGACTCATGGCGGCCGAAGAGGTCTCGAGCATTCGGTTCCCGCGCGATGCGGGCAAGATCCGCGCAGCCATCGATATGGCCCGGCCGAGCATCGTCTACTTTGACTCTATCGCCGCCCATCTGGATACCACCCAAGGCCTCAATATCGCTGAACGTACCCGCATCAGCTTAAGCCCCCTGGCAGAGATCGCCCAAACAACCGGGACGACCATCCTGTGCGTCTTTCATGAGAATAAGCTCGGAGAGGCTGGAGGATCGACCGAAATGCTTAACGTCGCTCGCCACGTGCTCCACGCAAGCCGCGCCCCCGGAGAAACCCTCCGCATCAAAGTCAAAAAGACCAACTTCGAAGACCCCGACCATATGCTCCAATTCAAAGGCACACGCGCACCAATCATCGAGCCTACTACCGGAGAGACCCAACAGACCCTTACCGAAGCGGGACTTGAACAAGCCTATATCACCTACGCCGAACGAATTGAGAACATCCCTCTCACCGGGAATACCGACGACGAAGCTATCGTGATCGTGAGCGCTACAACCAAAAAACGAGGACGACCGAAGAAAGATGCCGGTTAAAGTCTGGAGCCCCTACACTTTAATGACACTCGCCACACGCAAGTGTACTTTACTCCACCCTGCCCCTTCGATCGTTCGCCTGCCACCCCTAGGAGGGACAGGCGAACGATCGATCCAGAGCATGCACACCGATTGAACATACGAGAGGGGATATGCCCAAAATTTCGGTTTTTTTGAGCATATATCCACCCCCCCACCACACACACACCTAGAACGCGGCGCGTCAGCGCGTTGTTGTGATGTCCCTTAACCGAGGACACGAGCCACAGGCGAGGCCCGCAGCTTAAGGGGGATCTGTTTCAACTCAGACATTCAGACAAAAGTAGTAGATTGAGGATACACACCACCAACTCACCATACAACATACAAACCCTATACACTCTACACCCGCGCACGCGATCCTCAAGATCGAACTAAGGTCATGGCGCACCCCCCAAGATCAACCTAGGATCGAACCAAGGTACCATGCCCAAAGATCGAACTAAGGTATACACCACCTATTTCCACTATGACCACTTTAAAAATACTCGATACGAAAAACCCCCTTAAAAAATATCTGATTTATATCTATTAAGCTTTCCTGGAAGGAAAGGTTAATAGATAGCCCAACGGGCTTATTATTTGGATATTAGGCGTCTTGACTACCAGAGCGTTTTATGGTTAAATACGGTATGGACGAAACCGTACCCCACCCAGCGAGTACATACCCTCGAACGCCCTCCAAAGCGCGCTGGAAGATGCCTGTGCAGCGCGTAAGCGCCCGTGCCATCGAACGGCATGATACCAAGTTCGGACGAGCCTATGCTCATTTTTTACGCGAAGAGGCTGATTATTTATTGCAAATATTTGGCGAGCATAGTGACGTAGCTGCGTTGAAGACGCGCAAGGCGCACGTCGCGGAGAAGATCCAATTACTGCTCGGCATGGCCGCGAATGACCCGTCCTTGCCTATAGCAATCATGGCGAGAGGCTCAGGGATGTCGTATGGCACGGCCTGGCGAGTCCTTGCATCTCATGGCGCAGCTGCTCCCCGCAAGCGCGGCCGACCGCCGAAGAACGGGCCACAGTGACGGACGATAGCCAAGCCGGTGAAGCCCTGGCTACCTGGAAGAAGCGCATCGTCGCCACCATTAACAAGACCAAGCAGAACGATAGTGCTGCCTTTGGTCGAGCGTATGGGGCATTCTTACTAGCTGAGGGGACCGCCCTCCTCAATCATTTTGGGGCACCGCAGAAGCGACTCTCCTACGTCCATCGGAAGATTCGCCGGGAGGCCCTTCGTGGGGTCATCCTCGACCTGATGCTCGAGCATCCACACTGGACGCTCCGTACGCTCTCCATAGCGGCTGGGGCGTCAGTAGCAACCGTCCACCGAGCCCTCACAGAGCTACGAGCCAAGAACCTCCTCCCCCCAGCTAAGCCCTGGAGAAAGACCCCTCAACATGACCCCTGGTCTACCGCCAACCTCGACGACCTCGCTCCATGAGCTTCTCACCACCGTTGAAGCCGCCGTTGAGGAGACGCGGGTACTCATCGAGACGGGGAGGGCTCAGGTCGCCGCTATGCGCGATGAGTACTCCGACGACGCCACTGTAGAAGAGCATGTAAAGAGCAGTGAAGGCATCCTTACCATGTTTGAAACGATGACGGCATGCATTCAGGCATGCGTCGCCGTCATAACGACCCAAAAGAAAGAGATCGATTACCTTCATGCGACAACTCGTGAGTCCTGAACCCCTCTGGTCGCACCAACTTCGCGCAGTAAACGACTATGCGACGCGCCGCAAGGCGCTGCTCTGGAGCCCGCGCCTCGGCAAGTCGCGGGCATCACTCGAGGCCTACACCGCTGCGGCCCACGCCTTCGACTACACGAGGCTCATTATCGTTGCCCCGAAGGTCGTGTGCCCGCAATGGACTGAGCTTCTCGCCAAGTACGAGTACAGTAACATTATCCCAGCCTATGGCATGTCTGTTAAGGAAGCGCGTGAAACGATCAAGAAGCATCTCTTCAAACGCGCGGTCGTCGTAGTGAACTACGATAAGCTCCCGCTTAAAGACCGAGGCGTCCGCCTTGCTGAGATGCTCATGGGGTTTAACGCCGACGGCCTCATCGTTGATGAGTCCCATTATTGTAAAGACCCACGCGCCGGACGAACGAAGACTCTGCATCGTATCGCTCGGGATGTGAAATGGTTACGGCTCTTGACGGGAACAGCTGCGCCAAACCACTACGGCAATCTCTGGTCCCAGTTCGTTATGGTGAACCCTGAGCGGTGGTATGAGCGGTATCACGACTTCGCGGCACGGTACCTCATTATGAACCCCATGTTCCCAACGATGGTGCAGGCTCATATCAATGTCAACGAGCTTCAAGCAAAGCTCCAGATCGACGCCGATATCGTACGCCGTGAGGATGTGTTCGGTGCCGACCAATACCAAATTGTCACGCGCTTCGTAACGCTCCCTACGAAAGCCAGGGTGTTGTATACCGCGTTGGTTGACGATTGGATAGCCAACGTTGACGGTAAGGAGAGCCCGGAGATACGCGCAGACCATGCACTCAAACGCATGACCCGACTTCGACAGATAGGCAGCGGCTTTGTCGTTGACGAGCACATGACCGACGGGAACAAATACATCAAGCTCCACGATGCGAAGATCGCCGCGGTTGCTGCGGATCTCAACGAGATCATTGAAAGCGGAGAGAAAGCGGTCCTCTTCCACCAGTACACATGGGAGGGCGAGCAGTACTTTGAGCTTGCACAGTCCCTCACAAACTTTAGCTACCGCATCTACGGGGGAACCGACGGCGATGACCGAGCGAAGTACGTGAAGCAGTTTAATGAAGCCCCTGGCGGTGCTGTGCTCATCGCACAGACAGCCTCGGCGGGCATCGGTATATCCCTGGCCTCGGCTACGCACGCACTCTTCACAACGCAGGGGTTTAGTTTTGCTCAAGAAGAGCAAGCGCGAGACCGTATCTACGCCCCTGGTAAGCCGAAATGTATCACGTATTACCGTGCGCGCGAGACGGTTGATGATTTTATCGCTAAGGCGCTTGCTACGAAACAAAACGTTCACGATGCGGTTCGTACCGCAGATATACGCGCCATGGCGTACGGGAGAATCAAGTAATGGGGAATCCTCATTGTACACTGTGCCCCCTCCACGAACATGCCATCACCGTGTGCATTGGAGGCCGCGGTCCTGAGCAAGCGTCCATCCTCATCGTGGGGCAGAACCCAGGCGGCCAGGAGGCGTTAGCGGGGAAACCGTTCATCGGCCCTTCAGGGGCGGTACTCAACGAGATCCTCGCAGAGTCTGGGCTCGACCTCAACGACATCCGTGTAACGAACGCTGTGCGGTGTGAAACGCTGCAAGAGCGCGCTCCAACACCGAAAGAGGTCGATGCGTGTCGTGTCTATCTCAAAGAAGAGATTCACGCGACGCGCCCCTCGGTTATCATTGCCATGGGGGATGTCGCTCTGCGGGCGTTAACGAAGCTCTCTGGTATCACGAGTAAACGTGGGAAAGAATACCCACTTCACCCCGCTTTTGAGTACCAGTGCTCGGTGTGGCCGACGTTCCACCCGGCCCATATCTTGCGGTATCCCATCTATAAAGCTGTAGTGCTCGCTGATTTACGGCGCATTCATACCCGGGACCGAGAGGAACCAACACTTTCGTACTGTTCAGTATGGGACGTTCCATCGCGTGAATACGGGCCTGTTGTCGCTTGGGATATTGAAACGGACTATAACTATGCGACGAAGACCGGCGGGGAGACACCAACGCAAATAGCCTTTGCTTCAAACACCTGTATCGATGTGAGTCTTGAGCCCCTCGCGCTCGCTGAATGTATGTTTATGAAACACCCGTACCTAAGGCGGCCCACGTACGTTACACATAATGGATGGCAGTTCGATGTGGTTCGTATGCGTGCGCATGGAATCAACGCTCCGTGGGGACGCGACACTATGGTTCTCGGGTACTTAATGGATGAGAACCAACCTTTAGGACTTGAAGCGCTGTGTGTGAAGTACCTGGGAGTGAAGGGGTGGAAAGAAGCAAAGACTGCTGAGCTTGGTACGGAGGAGTTTAAACTCTATAACGCTCGGGATGCGTACTACACGCTCAAATTGTACGAGCACTTCGTGGAAAAGCTCGGTACGCGCATGCGCGTTGCGGACCACATCCTTTTACCGGTGAAACTCGCGCTCGAAGAATGTACGAAGCGAGGCCTCGGATTAAACAAAGAAGCTGTGCACCAAACCCTCCTCGATAGCGCCGAGCGTCAACGTGTAACTCGTGCGGAACTTCAAGCCATTGTAGGGGTTGAAACATTCAACCCTAACAGTACGACACAAGTCGCCGCGCATATGGAATTACTAGGGATTACCCTCGCGAAGACCGCTACCGGGAAGCCCTCAACATCAAAAGCCTCACTAGCTAAGGTCGAGCATCCGTTTATTCAGCGCCTCGAAGCATACCGCGAAGCCTCGAAGATTCTAACAACGTACGCGAAGAAGTATGACGCTATAGCCAACACGGGTGATGGGCGAGTGCATCCAACGTATACGTATATTCGAACGGCAACTGGCCGCTCCTCAGCGGTAAACCCGAATGTGCAGAACATCCCGCGCGAGCTTCAGAGCCAGTGGCTTTCAGACACATCGGCCGACTATAGCGCTATTGAGTTCTGGGTGGCAGTGTGGTGTGCCCAAGAACAAGGCGTTATTGCGCGTCGTACGCGAGGAGAGTTTGACCCTCATACCTGGTTTGCTAGCGTCATGTATGGTAAGTCCGAAGAAGAGGTCACGAAACACGAACGTCAGATAGCGAAGTCGGCGAATTTCTCGCTCTTGTACCTAGGTACCGGAGAGACACTACGAGACTACGTACAGAAAACAGCACAGATAACGCTATCGAGTCGCGAGGCTAACCGTATTGCTTGCCACTGGCACGACGCGTACCCAGGGTTCACTACCTGGTACCATCTCGTACAGCAAGAGCTTAAGGAAAATGGCTACGTCGAAAGCGCTACCGGAAGACGGAGGCACTTTGGAGAGTACCGGCTGATGCGCCAAACTACGCGAAACGAAGCGCTTCGCCAGGCGGTAAACTTTAAGGTCCAAAGCCTGGCCTTTGACATAGCCGCGCTAGGGCTTATCGCTTGTTACGACTACGAGCTCCCTATCTGCGGCTTTGTGCACGATAGTATTTACTTTAACTTCCCCTCTCGCCTCGAAGCCGAAGCGAACGCGCATCGTATCGAATCCTGCATGAAGATCGATCCTATTAAAGAGCTCAAGCATTGGTTTGATATTGACTTTACGGTACCGCTGGGTATTGAAATAAAGTATCAAGTAGAGTAACATAGAATCAAAAACACACAAGAAAGAACAGCACATATGAACGCACACACCTATGCAAAACCAACAAAAGAACAGCCCTTAATTCTCCCCATGAGCTCTATAGCGCTCTTCCGTAAATGCCGTAAAGCCTACGAGCTTGGGTACGAGCGGAATATCAACCCGGGAAAAACGTCCGATGCCGCGGCCTTAGGAACACGCTTCCACGAATATGCCGCAGCGTGCCACAAGGGAAAGTGGCTACGCCCTGATGCGGACGACCCGATGTCCGTCGTATGGGATGCCTATCGAGAATCACACACCCTCCCAAAGGACATCCTGCACGTCGAGGACCCCATCTACACACGTATAGCCCCAGCGACGTATTTACGTACGACGTTTGATCTCGTGTACCGTAATGAGCACGGATGGGTCGTTGCTCGGGATTACAAAACGTTCGAGAAACAGCCTGCGCTCGATGTAGACCTCGACTTCCAAGGTCGTATCTATACAGCGGTGCTAATGCGCCAGTACAAAACGGATAAGGTGCTCTTTGAGTACGAGTACGTACGTCGTGTGCCTCCGGGAACAAAAAACGCCAAGGGTGTATGGAGGCACGATGAATGTTATACGAACGTTCCGTTGATTATTAGCCGTCGTGAGGCGGATCTCGTCTGGGATGAGATGCTGCAAACGGTCGCCGATATACGCTTAGCGCGTAATGTTGGTAGGTTCTACCGAAGTGGTACACGAAAAGAGTTTGGCTCTCCGTGTCTTGGGTGTTTTTACAGCGAGCTATGTAAGGCTGAACTGTATGGCGGGGAGCTTAGCGACGACGACGTGCAACTATTAAGCGCGGGGTACAAGGAAAGGCTACAACTACCATGATTCACCTTATCGACGCGGATATTTGCGGATCGGAGACGGTCCAACACCTCGTTACTGCGGGGCTTGTAAAAACCTACAGTGTACAGCACTTCAAGGAGTACGATGAACTCGTCTCGCGCCTCATCCCTACCCTCACCCATGAGGATACCGTTATCCTCGATACGATTACGTCGCTTGCAACGCAAACGCGCGGTGATTTCCGCCTTGGCGTAAGCAATGAGAGCGTGTGGGATCGTCACGAGAAGTTCTTTAAGGACGCCACTGGCTACTCTGGGTACGATGCTGCTCAGCAAATGATTATGTGCCGTCTGCGGAATATCAACGCCCTCGTAGATGCTGAGGGACGCCGCCCACAAATCATCGTAACGGCCCACGAGCGCGACCAGCGAGACGCCCTCACCGGTATGAGTGCAGCTGGGCCATCGTTAAATGAGAAATTCTACGAGACGCTCATGGGGTCGGCCCGTGATGTGTTTCGGCTCACTATTCAGTTCGGCGACGTAGTCGATGAGCACGGCACCGTCCGAGTAAAAGACGGCGAAAGGCTCCTTCACATGCGGGCTTCACCGGACCAGATTATTAAGGTGAGTGCTCGGCGAGAGATATCGGAAAAACTTCCTAAGATGATGAAGGATCCGACACTACCGAAGCTCTATAAACTGATGGACAAACGCTCCTCGTGGATTGTGGTCTACGCACCCCCCGGAGCCGGTAAAACGACGTTTGTCTGCTCACAAGCACAAGAACTCTATGATGCACAACATAAAACTATAAAGAAAGCATAAACATGAATGAATTTAACGTAAACAGTTATCAAATCGATGGCGATAGTATTACCGGGGGCTTTAGCATCGTGGCTGAGGGCCGGTACAACGCTAAAGTACTCGACGTTATACCTCTGATGAGCAAAGGCGGTCCTGGGAAGGTCTCAAAGCCGATGTTACGGGTGATCTACCAAATTACCGGCGGAGCACCTACGAACCCCGACGACGGTACTCAGGTGGGTATGGATATTGTGCAGCACTACATGCTGAGCGTTACCCCCCCAAAGAAAGCCGGGCAGCGCGGATTCAGCCCTGGCCTCGTGGAGATTCGGGATATTGCACGCGCGGTAGGGGGTACCCCTATTCCACTGTACGGCGTGCCCTATGCCGACGGTTTACCTGCCCCCGATGAAGACGCCGCTATCGCTGTCGCTAAGAAAATGCGCCAAGTGTTTGGTAAGGTCGTACAGCAGAAGACCTTAGATATTGCGGTATGGCATAAAACGAGTACCAGTGATACTGCGGTCGATGCCCAAGGTAAACCGCTTGTTAGAAAAGATGTCCACTTAAAAGTTCTGGGTGCTGTCGGTGGAGCTTCCACGGCATCGTCCGAATCACTCGACGACGATATAGTTTAGGAGTTATTGATTATGGGACGCCCTCGTAAAGACGGAACACCGGCGCGTAAGACCGCGTCTACCGCTAAACCACGTCGCCGCGTACAGCCAAAGGCGATGCCGACGTTCGTTGGTGATACGTCGGATTGGAAGATTCCTATTGAGGTTGACACGGATTTTGAGGTTATTGAATACGCCCAATCGCCATCGCCCGCACCACTCAAGTGGTCGCTGGGGATGTTTATCGACCACTACCTTGAGCTAGATGAGAATACTCGACAGTTGTTCATTCGATTCTTGGTAGGTACTGCTGCTCAGCCCCCTGCCGCGCCCTCCACCGGAGAGCAAGCGCCGCAGGAATACATCACACAGCAGGCGTAAAGAGTAATGTACTATGGCCGGTCCCTCTGCAGTAATGTACGGGCCGGTTTTCTTATATGAGCGAAAAACTTTTTAGGTCTAAGGTACTCAAGCGTCTCCGCGAGATTGGCGGCGAGTGGATCTTGGTCCCCGTGACGCGGTATGGCATATCCGGTGTAGCCGATATCGTGGGGTGCTATCGTGGGCTCTTCGTCGCGATTGAACTCAAAGACCCCGACGGCTCGGACGCAAAGTATGGGCTGAAGAAGCACCAAGAAGCGTTCCTCTACCGTATTAAGGAGGCCGGGGGTTATAGTTTATGTACGAGGTCGTTGATAGACATCGAAATAGTTCTCGAAAAACTTAAAGACATCGTTCGGCCGTCCCCAGACCTCTGGCCCGACGAAGACCATTAGCGGTCTTTAAGCTCCTCATGCGTAAATCGGCGCATAGCTGAAGCGCTGGGTTTCGTACGGTAGTATGATCCGAGCCCAACGCTGAGGAGCGCCTGCTGGAGGGGAGATACCCCCGGCGCAGCGTGGTAGCCACCGACGAACGGCTGTTCCCAGTTCATAAGCTCGCCGACGTTGGAATACGGGACCAGGCCGCCAAGCTCGCGCTGCGCGAACTCTGTTGGGCCGAGCTTCTTTTTCGCGAAGGAATCCAGGGCGAGGCGCAACGCTACGCCGGGAAGCCCTGTAGTTGATGGGGAAGAAAGGTACCCCACAGGGTTCTCAAGCAGTTGCCCGTAATTCGATATGGGCCCCCCAAGTTCGAACTCTGACGGTCCCTTATGGTATTGGTTGTAGTCTTCTTGGGCTCGAAGCGGGGCAACCACCCTGCGCGGGTTCGTGAAAAGCGCTTTTGTGACGGCCTTCGGGACAATCCCTAAGCGGAACGCGACGAACGGCCCCCCAATGGCCTCAAAGGCGGCGACGAAGCGGCTGACGTTGCGGTAGTCACCGACCATATCGCGAATCGCTTGGCCCTTCTTGTATTCCATTAACTGGCGCTGGACGGAGCCCTCCGGCCCGCCCATACCCCATTTCTTATCCAAACTGTCAAGTAAGGCTTGACGGTAGCCCCGCTCTAAGCGCGTAAGGACTAGGTTCGAGAGGTTCTGGGCATGCTGGGGAAGACTCCCAAGTTTCTCGGAGATAGCCCGTAGCGGCCCCTCAAAATCATGGATGTACTCGGCATCATTGCCCATATCGACCATGCGCTGAATTTGCTCGGGCTTGAGCCCCTGGCCCGCATAGCCAATACCTCTCCCAAAGTCAATCGGACCACCTCCAAGGTAGGCAAGCTCGCCTACGTTACGGAGACCGTGGGGGAAGGGGTTTGTTGATATCGCGAGTTTCTGCCCAGTGGCGTACGCTTTGAGTTTCCGAATACCAGGGATGATGTAGCGTACGGCGGTGTGCGAAAGTTGTGGGACGGTCGCGGCGATGTCCGCAGGCTTATCCCCCTGCGGGTGGAGGAGCTCCGTGCCCTGCTCGCGTGCACGCTGAAAGACTTCTTGGGTTACTTTATCGGTCATGCGCTGACGGACCGACATGTTCCCGAGACGAAATCGATTCGTCCATATCGAATACTGGTCGCTTGGAAGCTCGCCGATTCGCGTTTGGCTTTTCTCGAACGCTGCTTGTTCGGCTGCCGTTCCCGGCTTACCCCCCATAACTTTGAACGAGGGTACCTCGTCCCATTTCTTCGTGTTCGGGTTGATCATGGTCTCGTAGTCGGACTTCACATTGTAATTGAGCATGCCCGTAGGCAGCCCCTCGCGCATGACCTGCTCTTCTTCCCGTGTGGGCTTGTAGTGCTGACCCTGAGCGGCCGCGTCTTGGATTTTTTTCGCAATGCCTTCAGCACGTGTACGTCGTTCCACGTCAGAGGCGTCTTCAAGCTGAATGCCTGTGCGTGCTGCCTCATCGAGGGCTGCTTGCCGCATTACTAAGGTGCCATGGGTATACGCCTCGCGAAGAGTCCCGTAGCGCACGGCGGCTTGAGCCTCGGGCGAGAGTTCCTTAAAGGACGTTGCCTTCTGCATCTCCTTACGATAGGGCTTTAAATAGTCCGACGCTTGTTGATTCGCGTGGGTCTCTGCCGTACGAAGGCTGTTTTCGATCCCAATACGTGCAGTTTTACCCTCCGTTGTGACGTGCTTATCAAGCTCTGGGCGCGTCCCGAACACGCTATCTTTCAGCGTGGAGAACTCCGACTTGGTTGACTTGCCTTCTTTCTCGAGCTTCTGCATAGCCTTCGTGAACCGGCTACGTAGGGTGTTCTCGGCGGCTTTGATTGCCCGCTCAACCTCGGGCATATCGTGGCCGATCTCACTGGCTCCTTGGAGCATCGCCTTTGCGGCCGTTAGTCCACGCCCTGCAGCAAGGAATGGGGCCCTAATAGCATTGAGTCCCCACTCAATCTCTTTAGGTCCTAAGTAAGTGAGAGGATCTAACGCCGTCTCGATACCAAACTGCTGCACAGCAGGGCTTGCGAGTATGTGGAGGGGGTCTATAGCTAGAGCATCGGGGATCCGTGAGTTACTATCAATGTCCTTCGATAGCGTTTTGAGGCCGAGGTGTTGGCGAATTTCGGCAATCTCTGCCTTATGCTTTTGCTCGTTGGGGTTGAGCGCATCTCTACTGGCGAGTCCGACGCCATTGTGGAAGGCTGAGGCAAGCTTCCCCCACCCCTCACCTTTTGCTGCTCCGTGAGCAGCACCGACGAGTGCTCCTTGGACGGTACGCTCCGGGGTACTTAGTAGGTTGTTGAACGCCGCGTCGGTATCACTCAGACCGTTGACGAAGTTCGCCCAGAGGGTGCGAGGTAGGACCTCCGCCGACCGCACAGCGCCTCGAACACCCTTCACCCACGGCGACGGACCTGCTTGTGGGCGAGGGGTAGGAGCAGTTAGGGGGGAGGCGAGTGGGTCTGGGGCACCCGACGGTCGCGGAGCTGGTGATGGGGAGGCTTGAGGAGGCAAGGTGCTGCGCGGAGTGGATGTACCTTCGGGAGCAGCATCCGAGGGCAGGTCGCCACGACCAGGGGCTGCCGAGGGCGCGGGGGTCGATGGAAGCTGATCGGATCCTAAATCAGGCATTAGATCTGCTCGGCAAAGTCTTGACCGTGCACACGGACAGTGCGATACCGCGCACCGTTCTTAGCCGTCCACTCGTAATTGAGGCCATGCTGTTTTACAATGGAGTCCACTTGGCTACCGGAGAAGAGGTTCTTCGGTTCGGGTATCTGTGGCGATACAGGCTTACCTACTACCGCATTTGCTACACGGCCCAATATAACCGATGCAGCCGAACTACTCTGCAGCTTGTTGAGCGAGACCCCTAACGTATCCGCTGTAGTTTTTAGTTCAGTAGCATGTTTAACGAGAGCCTGGATGGATGGGTCGTCAGGGAGCGTACCGTTATTATCCGCCATGGCTTTTTCAATTACACGGGTAGCGTTGGTAAGCTCTGCCTCTGCGGCCGCGTGTTGTTGCTGGAGAGGCTTCAATGCAACTTCAAATGCCTGGGCCTGCCGTAAGGTAGTGAGGCTCCCCACCTCGTTCGTCAACGCGTCAACACGACTTTTAGCGATGTCTGTGTTTTTTTTGGCGACCTCGACACGAGCCTGCGCAGTTGCATCTTCCCTCGCCCAATGCTGTGCCAGGTCGGCATCATACACTTGCCGCTCCCGGAGCGTCATAGCTGCTCGCTTATTTAGCGCGGTCAAGGAGTCTTCATGGTATTTATCCATGGCCTTGGGATGCAGTATCCCAAGCTCTACAAGCTTTTGCTCTTGGTCAGCAAAGCTCGCGTTTGCAGCAGCTATGAATGCAGGGGAGAGCATAATGTCTTGGGGGCTCTGCCCCAGGTATCGCTGGAAATCTTCAGCGTGGGTGTCGAGAAACTGCTGCACCCCCGCCAGTCCGGCACCTCCAGGTTTACCTACGGACTCGAGCATCGAAGTCCAGGCCTTATCGAACCCTACGGCGTCCGTAGCACTGTACGGTTTCACTGGGCTCATGTTGATATACGCTTGAGCATCCGGGCTTGAAACATCAACACCACGAGCAGTAAGTTTTACGCGGCGCTGCTCGGGGGTATCACTCTCTAGCTGCAGGATATCTGCACTAGGAAGCTGTGAGAGAAGCTGCTGTAATTGGATCTTCGGGGAGAGCGCGTTAACGTCGAGGCCGCCCGTTGGTAGTGTTGGTACAGGCAAACCCCGTCGTTGATAGACTTCCCCGACCGTTCGCATAATCTGCGGGTTGATATTCTCCCCAGGGTTCGCTTGAAGAAACTGCGCTACGCGGCCGAGCGTTTGGTCGTCGCCTTGACCGATGACTTGTTGGTCTTTTGCTTGCTCTGCTTGTTGCCCCATGCGTGAGGTCTGCGCGGCCATAAGCATACGCGGAATATCACCAAGTGCTGAGAGCAGCCCTGCGCGTGGATTCGCTGGGGTAGCACCCCCGAGACCCCCTAACGGAAAACCACCCCCAGGGGGCGTTGGGGTATTACTGTACATACAAGACCTCCAAAACGTACGCTACGTTTATAATAGACCGTCGTGAACGTCGAGTCCAGCGGTAACGAGCTTCTCGGCCGCTTCCCTGCAGTCTTTAGCTCCATCCGTGCGGTACTGCAGCGACATACCGGAGACACGTAAATCGTCTTTCGCGTACTCTACGCACGCCTCATGAAGCTCCTCGATATCATTACCGACAGCGAGGCTCAATCCAACGATTGCTTCGGGCGAGGCGATGACGGGCTGCTCGCGGTCGTTGAGTTTGATGACGTAGGGTATGAAGTGACCATCCCAAAAACCGTCAATCCCATGTACTTGAGCGCCCACGGGAACGTCTTTGTACTCGTGCCGCGCACCCTCCCAGGGGTATGGCGGTACCGAAAGACGGATCGAGTACGCCAGGGCGTTTGAGTATTCGGGCATTTCCCCGGCGGCGGCGACACCGTAGAGATGTTTCCCTAAATTACCGTAGAGACGAAACGCGGTCGTCTCGGAGTCATAGCCCAAGCGTGGTGTCCACTCGAGGAAATACGCGTCCCCTTCATCGGTAACGAGCGCGTTGATATCGTAGATGCCCGGGGGGGCCTTCTCACGGCGGAAGATCGCTGCGAGGTTCTCAAATTGAAGCATCTCGGCTATCTTTGGAGTCTCGTCATAGACCCACACAGCGTTAAAGGAACACCCTGTCGCCGAGCCCACATTGTCGTTCATAAACTTCTTGTTCTCGTACTCGCCGAAATACGGGCCGCACCAGGACATACCGTTCCACCAACGCGCCGTTGAATACGCCACTCCCTCGAGCTTCTTTTGGAGAATGCATCGACCATGGCCACCGTACTGCTCGATGAGGCCTTCAAGGTATTGCACCATCTCCGGGCCGTTCGAAGCACCGTGTGTTGCGTCCGCCGCTACATAGCGGTCCGACTTAAAATAGCTGCCCTCGTCCTCAAGCTCGTGAGCAAACTTCAACGCCTCAGTAAATGAGCCGAACTCCTCGTAGGGGGGTAACCAAATGCCAGCCTCTTCGGCGATGGCAAAACCGTACTCGCGCTCTTTCTCGAGCTTGTAGGCAAACTTGCCTGCGCAGGCTGTTGGGATGCCTTTGGCTCGAGCCTCGTCGGCGAGCGTGTCGAACGCGAGCTGCCCAGAGCTATCGAAGAGCAGCATACCTCCGCCTGATGCCCAATGGAGGAGCTCGTTCCACGTGGAGCACTTTGGGACGAGACCGTCACCAATGCCGCGGTCGCCGGTGTCATCGGGGGCTTTTCGGTAGATCCATAGGCGCACTTCGTGACCTTCATCTTGAAGACGGCAAGCCCACGAGAGTGCATACCCATAGACGGACGCAATACCGATTCGCACGGTTACCCTGTTACGGCGGTCGAGGGCGACATGGAAGGTACACCCGGCCATGGCATCGTTCCGAACGACGTGGTGTTCGTTGCACCTCCGAAACCGCCGAATGGACTTCCCGACATAGGGGTGTACCCCGGTAACTGGGTAGAGGTTCCGGGCGAGGTGGAACTCTGTGCGGTTGATTGAGGCGTCGCCGACCCGTTTTGAATCGCAGGCGTTTGCGCTACCGAGTTGTAGGCATTAGGGGTTGCGCCTTGGCTCGCAGGGACGTTGACGGTACCGCCTTGGAATGTAGGGATACCGCCCTGAGTCGATGTCGGGTAATTCGACCCTACACCAAACCCGCTAAGGCTCGAGAGGTCGCTAATTGCTGAATTGATACCGGATGCCCACGGGTTACCATAGCTACCGGCGTCGCTATTCACAGAGTTGTATAAACCTCCAAGGCTACTAAGAGCTCCTGACATCGGCTGCGATGCGAGCTGAAGCAACGAGGTCATGTTGTTGGCACTCGTCTGCATAGCCGTTTGATCGTTTTGCGTCAGGAGATCCTTCGCGAGGAGCCCAGGGTTCGCAGCCGCCCCGCCACCTCCAAGCTGAGCCATGAGGGTCTGGACGAGTCCTTGCCCCGACTCTTGGAGTGCGTTCGTCTCGCCCCCCGCCATGAGCGATTGAATCATCGGCCAAATATCACTTTGATACTGGTTGAGGATGCTTGTATCGTTCCCAGCGATCTCACCTAGATATTGATCGGCTTGCTGATTCTCCTGATTCTGTGCATTTGCTTGAGATCCAGCGCCAAATAACGATGCGACCGATCCGATAACGGGAAGAAGCCAGTCCATACAATACTCCTTACGACGACGTTCCGACGAGGACCGCTACCACCATGAGCGAGAGCGTTGTAGCAGCAACGGCTGCCGTGGCGGTTACCTGAAGCGATATCGATAACGTCGGTGTGGTATAGGTAGCGGCCCCAGAGAAAAGGAGCGGCTGTCCAGGGGTTGCGGGCGGAGACGATGCACCCCCAGAAAACGAAAGCGTTATTTTTGGTAGGGCACAAACATACGCTGGCTCTGTCGCCGACGAAGTCGTCTCATAGACAACCGGAATGATCGCGGCGCTTTGGTTCTTTACCAACACAATAGATGAGAACGACGAGTTCTGTGCGAGTGATACGTTAAACGATAACGTCTCTGACGCCCCGGAACTCAGGGCCGGTACAGGGACGCTCACGTTCTGCACAAAGACGCCACCGATTTGCCAGGTGTTTGGGAAGATCGGTGTGATTGAACTAACCGACGTGACCACGGGCAGCAAGCCGGGACCGCCCCGCGTGAACTCACGCGAGATGGTTTGAGGAGTTTGCGGCTGCGTCGGGCTGTTCACGTTCTAGCGCATGAGTCCTGAAAGCTGAGGCATAAGCGCTTGTAAAAGCGCTCCCATACCAGGGGCTCCCATCTCGCCGGGGTTACCACTAAAGCCCCCCTGGTTGGGGTTACGTGAGGCAGATGACGCCCCTTGGAATCCTTGGAGCGCTGGGGTCCCGCCATTCTGCTGACCGCCGCCACCAAGTGCAGCAAGAAGTCCCATAGGACTCCCCGAAGGGACTCCCGGTGATGCGCCGCCTTGAGGCTGTCCTTGAGCACCAGGTTGGCCGGGCTTTCCCTGCCCCTGGCCGCCCTGCATACGTGCGAGGAGCGTGATGAGAAGTATGAGCATTCGTGGATCCATATGCTATTCTACCACCTAATAGAGCGCAGTGACCGCTCCGTTGTTGAGCGGGATGAATGTATCTTTGGCCGCGCCGAGTACTTCGACAGAGTAGACGATTGCAGGTGTCGATGAACCGACAGCATTTATGAGCTGCAGTTCCATCTGCAACAGGAACCCTTGGAGATCGGGAGGCATCGTGATCACGGTCGTTGAGTTAACACCGAGATTCACTGACCACGCATGCTCAAGCGTCGTCGGTACGCCTGGGTCTACGCGCAAGGTGACGATAAGCTTCGCCCCTGGCTGAATAGGCGCGTTAATGACAATACGGTCGCAAATCTTCCGTATTCCGGGAGATCCGGCGACCGTCAGGGGCGTTAGCCAGGTGGCCGTGACCGGGGATCCAAGGTCGGTTACCCCAACGCCCCACGCATCAATTGAAAGGCTGTTGGGACGAACGCCGATGACTTGATTGTAGGGAACGAGCGATCCGCTGACGGTCGTTGCGTTGAACGGGTTGCTATACCCGGTACTCATCGCGTAGGGTAGTGTCTTCCACTGCTTTGTGGGGAGATACAACCACAACGTGATCCCCGTTGCCGGGAATGAGCAAAAGTACGATTTATCAGAGTACCAGCCTACCGAGTTCGCTTGGTCGGATACGGGTATCGCCTCGATGGTGTCACGTATCTCCTCGGAGATGTACTGCGGAGCATTGAGCCCATCGAACTCATAGAATCCTTGCTGCGTTAGCCATACGAGGACGGTCTCGCACACTGCAGGCGCGTTCATCGAGACGCATCCGATGTTGCCGACTTTGCGGACGTTGAATGTCGTCTCATCGTCGCCATACAGAATCCACACCGTGCGGTTCTTTAAGAGCACGCCTACGGACGAAAGAGAGACGCCCTGCATAGGAAAGTCCCCGTACGGTCCGCCGCCAATGACACCGCTCGCAGGCTGAACCGTTGTATCTTCCTCGCCAACAAGTAACACTTGGGTGTCGTCATTGAAGCTCCAAAACACGCCGTAGTCAGAGTACCACAATTGACACTCGGGGAAATCGCTCGTGTTACCGTCTTGAGCGAGGACGAAGCTCCACATGCGTTCTTTGTGGGCAAAAATAACGCCGTAGGTCGTAAGCCCTTGGGCATAGTAGTTCGTCTGTGGCGGAGGATCATGATGGAGATCAAGCTCTTGATTTGCGGAGATTGCTAAATTTGAGTTCGTATCAACGTACGCAGCCCCATTAAAGGTTGCCGCCATAATATCGTGCCATACCGGCTGCTGCATAGACTGACGATAAATACGTACGTCAAACTGCGTCCCATCAGCCAGGTAACCGTTCCAGATATTCGTTCCCCCAATAGTAGTAATATTAATCTCTGGGGTGTTTCCCGAGGTTGTCGTTATACTGTATGGGTACGGAGAGAACCCACCTAGAGGGCTTGTCTCTTGCTCTACGCCGTCAAGGGGAGACACCTCAACGGTAAACGCATAGTAGTACGTATCAACCGGAAGGGCACTCCCGTTCACTACCTGCGTAATAACAGGAACGAGTTCGATATCTTGGTCGGCTGTGTATTGCCACTTCGCCGCATTCGACACAACGGCAGGCATCGCGCCGTCGCTCGAGTTTATCTGCTGCCCGGCGTTCGTGAGGAATGCTCCCGAGTACTGAACAGCCTGCGTGAAATTCGATCCGTTCACGACGGTGTATTGCGTGGACGTGTCGGGGTTATACGCCAGTACAGGGCTCGCACCACCAGTGATCGACATCACTTGGTTGCGTGTCTCGTTGGTAAGGTCAAAGGGGGCGATGTACGATATAACGCCTCCCCCCGTTAGTGTTGCTTGAGCAGTACGACCACGCGCAGTGGAGAGCGCTCCTATAACCTGGGAGGTATCCGCGTTCGAAGAGTTCTTTGCGACTCCGGGCTTGACGGTAACATCGGACGATGTTGAATCCATCCCCAAAAATGGGGAGATGGAAAGCAACTTCGCGAGGTTCTCCGCGGCCATCTAGTTGAGTACCCACACCCATGTCGGAGCGGCAGAGTACGTTATACTAATTGATGCCGTTGGCGGTACGGAGAAGGCCCCCGAGGTAAGCCCTGTAGCACCCCCTAACTGACCATACACATGAACGCTACTGACCGTACCACCAGTAATGTACACCGTGGCAGGGACGCCGTATGGGTTTTGGTACTCTACGGTAGAGCTCGGCATAGACGGCTGACCTGCCGGTACTCCGGCTGGGTTGAAGCCAGGGTTCGAGTAGATCCACAAGTTCGCTTGAGGTACAGATGTCGTACCGTAGAGGATGGACGATCCGCTAAAAGCCGCTGCCGACACTTGGTTATTTGCGATGATTCCCGTGCAGCTTGGTATGTATATACCGTTCGCCCACCCATTGGGGACCGATGACGTTATGATATTCCCTTGAATGTTGGCATTCGATATGTCGCCGGATTGGGATTCAATGGCCGAGCCCGACGCGACTACACCGGCGTTGAAGTAGTTGTTGAGAATCCACGGCTCGGTCGTCGAGGCGGAGAACGCAATGCCATTCTGGCAGTACTGGAAGATGCACTTCTCGACAATGAAGCGCATGCTCCCAGACGATTGGAAGTTGACCGCGTACGTTGCAGCAACGGTACCAAGCGGGCGCTGGAAACCCATACTCACAAGCGCGTTGTTTGAGAGATTTGACCCAGTGAACTGTACGAGTGGGAAGTCAATAGCCGGTCCGAGGATCGTAGCCAATCCGTACCCCGCACCAAGAAGACTGATGTTCGACGCCGTTATAGCGAGGGTCGTAGTTATGTAGTACGTCCCTAAGGGGAAGTAGACGACACCCCCGTACGCATTCTGAGCGGCCGTGATAGCAGCTTGAATCGCAGCAGTATCGTCTACCGAGCCGTTGCCGACCGCTCCGAACTGCTTCACGTTAAAGACTGATGTCGTGAAGGCGGCGCTCGAAAAGGTGTAGTCTATCGCACTATACACGAGGGGACCTCATACTCTCCCTACGATCCTATGCAGTACAACGTCGCTTGAACCGAGGCGGAAGATGGCGTTGCGTGAGCAAAATACACCGTCGGTCCGGTAGTACCGCCAAACGAAGACGTAGCTGTGTACGTCGCATCGGTACTTATAACGGTTACCGTGCAATTTGAACTACTCGTATAGTTTTTGCTGTAGGTTGCCACCACGGAGCATGTAGTCGAGGAGCTAAAGGCGCATGTTATCGTGCCGTACTGAACAAACGTAGCCGACGCACAGGCGAGGCCGTTTGCGAAGTTAACACAAGGAGGCACGGGGGCTGCGTTGCTCAGGCCCCCATTGGCTTTGGAGGAGAGGTTCGTAGCGTTAAACGGAGCGTCTGCGACGTATGTACTTGCCGTGGTTATATTGTAATTGATGTTATTGGTGTTTCCATAGTAATACCGGCCGCTCGTTGTACTATCGGACGATGTGACATCCCCAGCGGCTGACCCACAGGAGTTTTGCCCCGCACAAAGGTATGTCCCAGCCTCAATACCCGCTATGGTTGTAAGCGCCCCGCTGTTGGTTAGGCACAAAAGCGCCGTTCCACCCGATTGAGCGTTAAAGACACCGAAAGCGTTGGGCACACATCCAGCTGCCCCCGTAGCCGAGGAGTTTGCTCCGATATAATTTGTCCCACCGAAAGCTCCAATGTACTCACCGAAAAATGATGTACCACTATATGCGTTCGATGCGGTGTAGTTGAGAGCGCTTAGTCCTGCGCTTGCGCCGGATAGTGTGAACTGGTTGGCCGTAGTGACGCCGTAGTCGAAGAGCGCATTCGTCCCTGTACCAAATTCCATAGCCCCCGAAGATGCGCCACGCGACGCGCTCACATCACCAACAGCAAAGAGGTTACTATTGCACCCTCCTTGAGAGGTGGCCGCGCAGAGACCCCCTGACTCGACAAAGTTTTTTATATACGCATTGCCGTTATTTGCTATATTGCCATTGCTGTCTACCGAGAACTCTCCAGTATTCCCTAAAAAGACGCCCATAACGTCGGTTCCAATGTTGTAGGGTCCAACGACCGTTGAGCTTGATGCGCCAAACGTGACCGTAGCTCCATTCCCTGGGTAGCGAAAGGGGAGGTTCGCGGCTGACGTAGCTCCATACGGCAAGCTGGATAAAAAAGCGTTGGCGGTCCAGTTGCCTGTGATCGTTGGGTTCGGCGAGAGCGATACGTTTGGCGTAGCCCCTGAGGTTACGACAATGGGGTTTGTTCCTGTAACGCTTGTCACACCCCCCGAAGACGACGTGCAAGGCAACCCCGAGTTAACGATGGAGTTGTGGGAATCGAATCCAGCAAAATACGTACAGCTAGGATTAGGTGCTGCCAATGCCTCTTGAGGCTGCGTTGAGACCCCAAAGAGTGAGAGTCCGATGCACGCGAAGGCAAACGTCGAGAGGGCGAGTAGTCGTTTCATATCTAGTCTCCAAGCCCCGAGAAACCGGAGCGAGCGCCCCCTTCTCGGTAGTAATCACGGTACATATTTGTCTGCGGTAGGATCTGGTCGTTGTCACGGAGGTACTGACGAGCCCACGTCCGCAGTTTTCGAATCTCGATATCGTAGTCGTTGCGATTCATCTCTCGATTTTTCTGCGCGGTCGAGCTATCGTTTGAAATCGACGTAGCCCATAACACGTAGAGATTGATGGCGTCCATGAAGTTGTCGGGCACCACCACGGTGTCGTTGACTGACACGAGCGTATTTGGTATACGAACACCCTCAACCGTGATCTGCGCTCCTACAGCTATGGGAGCTGGAACGATCCCGATATACCCACCTCGAAAGTAATACCGAGGCGATTGCCCAGGATAGTACGGCTGCGCCCCTGGGGCGGGACTACCCCACGCATTAAGGTACGGGTAGCTCACTGGTGTCTGCACAACCCACTCAGGCTGCATAGGACCGCCTCCCCCTGGAGGACCGCCAGAGCCAGGGGGTTCAGCCCCGTTACCCGTTGCGTTGTAGAGCTGGGATTGGATGCCCTCGAGGGTATCAATGTTGCCAGGGGTCGATGCGATTGGTTGGCCGTTGACGTAGACACGCTGGATTTCGTGCATCGCTGGAAGTTGGTATTGCTGCTGCCCGGCAATCGAGGTGAACCAAATGCGCGATTCAGGAAAGAGCACGTCGGCGACCACGGCCTTTACGGCTCGATCTGTTAAGGGAACGAGGTAGCTATCCGGCCACCGGGTCTGCACACCCCCTGGGCCGTCGCTTGGCGTGGAGAGGAGGATGCGCTGGATCTGAATGCAGTCGCTAACGAGCATTAGTGCCCTAACGACTTCCAGGCGGCGAGCGCCGACGCGGTGACAGCAATAAGCGTAACGACCTGGAACAACCGGTCGTAGATGTTTTTGCGGGACTTCCCCTCGTGGTCTTCCTGGCTTTGAAACTTCTTATCAATGTACGTTGGGAGGTTGCTCACCTTCGTATGAAGTTCGTGCAGGTCCGACTTTAACGCCGATAGCTCTCCCTCGATACGGTTCTCAAGCGCAGAGACGCGGTAATCGAGCACTGCCACATGGGTTGCTACGTCGGCTACCGGCCGCTTTGGTGTATCCTCGTTATGCTCCATGCTACGCCCCTACGGCATTGCAAAGCCGACGACCGACCCGCTACCTGACGGAGATGACACGGCTGTTACGACAGCACGATAGGCTACCACTGGCTGCGTTGTGAAGAACGTCTGCGTCGTCCCAGGGACAAGAGGGTTACCAACAGCACCAGCCCCCGAGTTCGACGATGGCCCATCCATAAGCTGCCAGGACGTACTCGGAATGACCGCGGTCTCATACACCCCATTGACGTAGCCCGTAACGGTGATCGCCCCAGATGCCACTGTTACGGTAGTCGATGAGGGCACTAGGCCAGGGGTTATAGGCCTTCCGACGGGGTCGTTCGATGATAGTAGTGTGGAGGCGCGGTACGCCTCGCGGTCGAGCGTGTAGAGAATGCTAACGGTTACCCCCGTTAGCGATCCTAGCATCTGAAATCCCGCTTTGCCGAGACCCATCGGACCAACGAATATACCGGAGTCATTGAGCCCTATGGTCCCGTAGGGGTACCCCGTTACACCACCACTGATGGCGGAGACGTTTGCACCATTGAGAATAGAGAGTAGTGGAACACCACCCTCATTACCCCACCTATTAAGCTGCGCTCCGCTAGCGATTTAGAAGTCCCACCCTGGGGTGAACTGGTAATGCGTCGACGCGGTCGACTGGTTCGCGTAATGACCCATGTACTCGAGCACAAGCCCGACCGAGAGATTCGAAATCGAACCCGTGCTAGCTGCCGTGGTAACACGAAGCGAGAGCGGAAGACCCTCAGGGTACACCGCATCGTAGTTTGTCGGCACGAAAATTCCGTAGCCGCCTGTCGAGGTAGCGAGCGCTAGCCACCCAGTGTTCGGCTGAGCAAGACCTGTGAGGTCGCCCGCAACACCCGCGGTGTTCGTCGCGTACACATTCGCTGAGTTGAAGGGCACATCATTAGCAAAAACAGTCTGCCCCGCTACAGCGATGTTTGTGGGGTAGCCGAGGTTACTGTTTCCCGAAGCCTGCGTTGGATCATACGTGAAGCTGTTGTCGAGGGGCGCTGGGTTACCTTGGCTATACGTTTGACTCGTCTGGCCCGTAAGGCCGCCGATAACGAGGTTGAATGAGTCAGCCCCGGCTACGGCGTCGATTGCCGTAAGGCTAACGACGACCTTCGCGATTTTGAAGCGACCGGCGAAGCACCGAGCCGTCTGCACCGTTGTATTCGCAACCCCCGCACCAATCGACGCGACAGATGGAAGCTCCGCGGTGTGCAGGCAGTTGAGGAGATACGACTGTGGGGTATGGGTACCCCCAACCTTCGCTAAACCCATGGATTAGCTTCCCATGCTCCCGACTATTCCCCGCCAGTTCGCAAAACCAAAGGTATTGCGATACGAGCTACGGATACCGTAGTTACCGGTCGGATTGTCATACCACGCCTTCACGCGGCTCTGCCACTTGAACCCGACAACGAGCGAGTTCGCATCGCCACCGTGAGCCCAATCGCCAGGGCCTGCACACAGGAACCACGCGGTCGGCGAGGTGAGGTACCGAACGACAAGGATCTCGGCCTGATCGGCTGCAGTGTTGGGCTGATTCTGGTTGGTGTATGGAGCGAGGCGTGCGCCGATAACTTCCTGGGCGGTCTTCGCAAGCTGCGGACCGCAGACGATTAACTTCGGTGTGCGACGATCTGGGAGACCCTTGTCAGTCAGCAGCGTCTCGAAGAGAATCTCAGCCTGACGGAACGACTCCGGCGTTAGCGGCGCGGTGTTCAGTGAGTTCGAGAACGTAAGCCCCGTGATCGACGTAACACCAGTGGAGGTGACGATTGGGCCGAGTGGATGGACGGCCGAGCAGAGCGGCAAGCCATCTGATCCGGGAACCGTGGGATTGAACGCGAGGTTCAAGGTGTTCCAGATTGTGATGTCTTGGGTGTAGTGCTCCGAGTTATTGAGCATCTGCGGAAGCATGCCCATGAGGTTGAGGGGATCCTCAAGCTCAGCTTCCTCGGTCACATACGAGCTCAGGCCGTACGTCGAGTACGTGAAGGTTTGAGGGATGAGCTCGGTTGGCGAATCGGTAGCAAACGCGCCGCCTTCATTTCGTCCCCGGAAGAGACCAAGCTCAGCGATCGGCTCGATGGTAGCGACAGAGCGCTTCGGGTCGGTACTGATGACGTTGAACAGCTTGGGATAGAGATACGGGATCTGCGTGCTCGCGTTGATGTACGCGAACTCCATGGCCTTAAGCTGCGCGTTATTACTGGTACGTGTAGTAGTTATGCCGGATGGCATATTAGATTACCCCCGAAGTGAAGACGACATTGACTAGGGCGTTCGTATCGCCAGGTATACCGGTGTACGTGTTCGGCCCAATCGACTGCTGCGCAACAATATACCCAATCGGCGTAGCGGTCGTATCTGCTTGGAAGTACCCGCCCGAACTTAGGGTGATACCCACTGCCGCACCCTGAAGAGAGGGGTACCACGGCTGGATAAGCGACAGCTGAACCTGCTGACCGTTGAGAAGCGAGACGATAAGCGATTGACCTGGGTCAGGCTGACCGAGTGGGTAGGGGTTAACCCACGCACCAAGCTGGGTGTTGATACCGCCTGCCGTCGAGGATCCACCGACGCCAGTCTCCCATTGAGCGAACGCGTCGTTAAGAGCGATGCCGACAATGCTTGAGCTTGCGCTCGAAGCGGCACGGGTGATGCCGACGTTGTTCGTGAGAGGGATGGGATTCGTGAACGCCGTCCCGAGGTTGGTGGTGTAGCGAGTTGCCTGCTGGAGCGCCTCACCGCCACTGTAGATACCAGCGTAATATGCGTAGGTAGCTGCACCGGCTGGGGCCGTCGCAGAGGCGACGTTCACGCTGAAGGTCCAGCCAGTTGAGCAGTTGACGATGAACTCAGCACCACTCAACGACTCATTCGAGCCGGTTGTGTTGGTGTAGGTAAGAATGATGTAATACGACTGAGGAGCAGCACCGGCGGAAGCGATACCCGTGATCGTCACGCCGTTCGCTGTCGTAGCGGCGGTAGACGAAATGCTCACGTTCGTTCCGAGTGATGGCCCAGGCGTAGTCGCAAGTGATGTTCCGCCCGAGGTCATACCGCCGGATGGCGTGACGATTGTACCTGCGGTGGAAGTGACAATGAAGTCGGACTCACGGAAGGCAGCATTTTGCTTGAGGCTAAATGCGCGGATACTCGGCGAGTTGACGCCAGGAGTACTAATGAGCCTCGGACCGATGATCGGTAAAACAGCCATGCGGGGTTTGAGTCTCCTCAAAAAGACGTACTATCATCGCATGACCTACCCAACGTACCACACTTCGCAGCGTACGACAAGAGTTCGCAAAAGAAAAACACCCCAAGTCATGCGACTGCTTTGGGGTGTTCTCCGTGAAGCGCTTCGTCTGCGTCGATTACACAGCGATCAAATATGCTCCTACGTCCGTCCGGTGTCGATTGCGAACTTGTCGACGACGGTCGCGGTCTTTCCGGGAACGAACGTCTGTACTGGCAAGCCGTCTTGGTTGTTCACCGTGGATCGCGTCGAGATCTGATTCGGTATGTCGAGGATGCGATGCATGGCGAGATCATCCCACGCTTTGTAGCAATCGTACGAAAGCTGCGGATCGAGGATCTCGCAGAGCACTTGAGAGACAAGCGTCACCAAATCACCCTCGGTCGTTGTGTACGGGGTGAAGACCGCGAACTCACAGTTCTCATCAGTCTCGTCGAGGAGTACGTACCGCATACGCTTCGCGCGGATGTACTGGGCCGTCTCTTGATCGCGGTGGAGGTCTTTCGCATGCTCCATCCGCACACGCCACACATACCGTGGCATCTTCCCTGACGCCTGACCAGTGCGGTAGTTGTAGTCGAAGTCCGGCTTGCGTAGCTCAGGCTTGATCAGAAGATGAGGCTGCGCGAGCATCTGGCCAACCTTCTGACCAGGGTAGCGGAACTGTAAGTTCTGGCGGATAGGAACGACCCGTCCGTTTGCGAGACGAACGTAGCTCCCGCCCGCAAGTGTCTGCTCGTAGGCAGCTTGCGATTGACGTTGCGCCTCAGCTTGCGCCGGGTTCGAGTAGCTGTGGCTGTAATCAAGACCGTATATCTGAGGCTCTGGCGGTGGAGTAGGTACTTGATCTACAGTCGCTTCGGGTACTTTTGGCATTAGGCAAGCTCCTGCAGAATACGCTTCTGCGCTTCGGTGAATTTGTAGGTTGCATCCATACGAGCCATCCAGTCATCCTCTTCAAACAGTTGCCCCGAGGACTTTAGTGATGATCCCGGAGAGGTGGAAGCGGTGATTGTCGGCTCGGACTTCACGGGTTTTTGGGTTGATCTCAGCTGTTTAAGAACGATCCCTTCGGCGGCGTTCCATCGCAGAGCAAGCTCTCGTGTGCGTTGATCATTCGTCATACCGACGAGAGGGGTGAGATCGGCGACGAGCGAGCTTTCGAAGATTGGGGCGATTTTCTCATAGTTCTCGGGGTCACGCATACGCATGTCCATCTTGTACTGATCCACGAGAATGCGTGCTTGCGTCTGCATGAGCGGTTGGTTCGCTTGTTTCATACGCTGATCGGCCAAGCGTACTGAGAGCGTGCTCATAACACGGTCATACCCGGTAGGATCCGTGACGCGCATCGTCTCCATCTGCCTGCGCTCGGACTCGTTGAGGAGATCGTAGGCGTTCTCGGGGAGAGCCTGCTGCTGTACGGTAGCCCCCGGAATGGCAGACTCTGTGCGGGATCCCATCTTGGTAATGGCCGACTCTAAAGCGTCGGCTCTCCCGCGCTCATACGCAGCGTCTGCTGCTGCGTTGGTGGGGACAGCGGTAGACTGCGTGTCCTCTGGAGTGGATGTAGTTACGAGTGTTTCGTCTTCCATAACGTCCTTTCAGGTCGCATCACTGACGACGTGCTTGCGGCTGTTGTGCTGCTTGTTGCTGCTGACCCTGCGCATGCATAGCCGCAGCTTGCTGCTGCATTTGCTGTTGAAGCTGTTGTGCTTCCTGCTCCGTACCGATCAACTGCTGGATATCCGAGCGGCCGTACGCCTCGAGAAGCATACGCATCCAGTAATACTGGCGCATCACCGAGTTCGTCACAATCGGCATCTTCACACCGACCTCGAAGAGCGTCGCGACCTCATTTCTGCGGGTTATCGAGTCGATAGGATCGGTTGACCCCGTAATGCCGATGTCGTAGTCCAACGACAACACGCTCAAGGGCAGCGTGTACACCTGGTTATCGACCATGGTCTGCGGGTCGTCAGTGAGGTACTGACGATTGAGGTCGTGGACAAAGTTGAAAATCTCGCGGAGGAAGACTCGGTAGCGCATCGCGATGAGGGCTACGCGCGTACCGGCCGCCGCGTTTTGCTGTCGAGACTCTGTCGCTGAACGCTTACCACTCGACTGAGTTCCCATCGAGGGGCCGTTCAACCCAGTGTAGAGATCGCCGTAGCGCTGGAGCATTGACTCTTCTTGCGCCGAGGCTATCGGTACGTCTTGAATCTGCATAAGCTGCATCGTCTGATCAGGGCCAGAGATGCTCTCCACCTCGATCATCTTGTTTGGTCCAAAGACCCCGCGCTTACCGAGAAGCTTCGACCCGGCCCGAACCATCATGGGAGGAGCGACACGTAGCCCGATAGCGTCGTTACGCATGTTGTGGTTGCCGTCGATCTCCGTTTGGATTCCTGAGAGACGCTCAACGAGTGAGAATCCAGCGAACTCGCGGGGGCGTGGGAACGGAGCGAAGCTGAAGAATGGGCGCTTCCCCGTTGCGTAGTCATATGGAGCGAAGCCAAGCATCCGCTGGTTGAGGTAGTGCAACCAGACGATGTTCTCTTCTGGGATGCCGTCGCCGTTGAGATCATACTGCCTGGTGTGAACGCGGAAGACCTCAATCGGGCCTCGGTTGCGGAAGAACCGTGAGGTGAGTGACCCTTGACCCTGGCCGATCTGAAGCTGCTGGCCTGTGGACTTATCATAGTACCCTAGGAGGTCGGTTGGAACTTCACTTGTGCCTGTTGGAACGTAGCTAAGCGCTAACTCGACTTCGTCAGAATCGAGCAGCCCAGCGCGAACCATGCGGTCAAGCTCGTCTTCGTACATCCACTGCACACGCGCAACACCCACCGCTTGCTCGATTGAGACCGACTCATCGGGGATGAGGTAGAACTCTTTCAGGGGAATCGGCGTAATCTCGGGGTAGTCCGCGATGAGCACGTCAACGTCGTTGCGGATCTCTTTCCATAGCGGCTGTCCGTTATCGTCAAGCATCGCCATGCCGGACTCGTTAGTGAGCGGCATCATGCCGACAGTCGTACGCCTCTGGCGACGACGATTCCAAAGAACCTCGGCAACTCCAACCCCATCGCGCAGACTCAATTGCGCAAGTTCAACGAGCTGCGAATAATACGACTTCCCATCCGTGCGAAGACGCGTGACCTCGGCGTTATAGAACTTCTCGGTGGCAAAGGCGCTCTCAGCAGCCTCAGGGGTGTTACCCGTTACAACCATCAGTCGCGGCACCAGAACGGTTCCGCAGATGTAGGCGACCATCGACTCAAGCTGTGCGGGAATGTAGGGCAGCGTGAGATTCGAGGATGAGGTGTACGGAACGCCTTTCGGGAGGTTGTCGTAGACCATGCCATAGGCGTCGTACCAGCTTTGAAGGTTGCTGTTCAAAGCCTGGCGCGTCGTGACCGACGCTAAAACCGATTGATAGATGTCGTTTGAGATCGCCGTCCAGTCGGCGTCATTGAGCCTCTTCGGTACCCCCGAAGCAAAGCGCATGTTCGGATTGCGAGGATTTGGGGTCTGCACCCCCTCGAAAGGCTTTAGATGGATCTCATTCAGCATACACACACAATACCACACCGCAACGCTACAAAGAAAAAAACAACCCCCGCATGCAGTACGGGGGTTGTTTGATACCGTTATCGTTATGAGGGATATGGTGCCACGGATCTACTTCTTTTTCTTGGGCTTCATTCCTTTGGGGGCGGCCATCTTACCGGTACCCATGTGCTCTTTCTTCGCCATAGCCGCCTTGGGCTTGCCCATCTTGGGCATAGGCTTGCTCATCTCCCCACGCTTCGGTGTGGTTGATCCATCACCAGATGCGCTCGCATGAGGCTTGTTGGATGACGCACTCACGACGCCTGACTTGACGTTGTGGTCCTTCACCATCTCCTTGCCGTAGAGCTTCGGGGTACCTGCGGGCTTACCAGTCTTCTTTTTCATTGAGTTCTTTGCGGTCATTATTGGTGCATTGGCCTCCGTAATGGCATGCTGAGTGGTTGAACGGTCATCTTCGCAGGTCCCTGCGCCATCAAATCAGCAAGCGACGCACCGAGACCGTGGGTGTAGTCTCCGCCCTGCATCATAATCTTGCCTAGCGAGGCGGTCTGCCCGGTGCTTTTTTTGCGGTCGAGCTGTTGCCCAAACCGCTTGTCGGCCGTAATTTTCATGCTCGTAGCGTACGCTGATTTTTCCCAGGAGTCAATGCTCTCCGCGGAACTCGTGCCGACGCACTGCGCGTTAACAACGTCGTGTGCGTGCGGGGCATATCATCGTCGTACACCTCCGTACCATCCATGTTCAAACCCTCAAGACGATACTCACGCTCTTCAATACGCTCGTAGAGGTCATCAATGTCGATGACGAGCGACGACACTGACTCCGTTTCGTATGCATTGGCCATGGAGAAAGCGTCGAGTACGTCGTCGTGATCAACATAGGGGTACTTACGCAACCGCGTGACAAGCGCACTCGTTTCACCGCGGTTGAACCACACGCGACCTCCACGCAATGCTGGCTCAGTTGCTTGGATTTGCGCTTCTTTCGAGTTTTTACCACGCGGCGAGAGCCCCGCATCTGCGGTGATACGGCGGCGATCAAGGCGGGGGTTGAACGATACGACCTTGCACTCATGCCCTGCTGCGGCAAGCTTGTCCTGGTACAAGGGCGCTTCCATATCGGAGTTCTCGAGCGCTACAATTGATGGCGGGAATCTCCCCGCAAGCCATAAGAGATAGTTCAAACGATCCGACGGCAGCTTCTTGAACTCAACCGCGTGCAAGACCCACCAGTTGCGATGCTGATCGAAGGCAATGACCACAACCCCCGTGTAGTCGGACTTCGGTCCAACCGTAGGAGCGGGGTCAACGAGATGTACAATCGAGACCGGTATACTCGACCCGAACCGTGCGATGATACCGGCGTTATCTTGGGATTGGTCATTGAACAGTAAGCGCGGGAAGATCCCCCCGACTATCTCGCCGTCGAAATGGCGGATGTAGGCCAGGGTGAAGATGTCTTCGCCTTCATGGCGTGTGACGTTGAGGATACAGGCACTGAACATCTTCGGGTCGAGGCTATTGCGCAGATGCTCGAGGCGCTTCTCTGGAAGGATGACCGGGTAATAGAGCGACCCATCCTCTTTGTACGCACCACGGATGAAGGTACGATACTGGCGATTTTTACCGGACCGCTCGAGCACATCATCGTGCTCAAGAAGATGGCCGTAGAGATCGTTATCACCCCAACGAGTCCCAACGACGAGCATCGATCCCCACCGCTCGACGATCATCGAGTATGACTTCACAAGTTGCTTTGCACTCTCCATCTCCTTGACCGACTCATAGTTCTTCTCGTGCACAAGGTCATCCATAATGACGAGATCAGGGTGGGTACCCGTCTTCGAAGTGTTAAGGCCAGTGGTGTCAACCGTGGGCTCGTTGTAGCCGCCCTTCCGGTCGGCGATGGTGACCATCTCCTCCTTCCACATATCAAACCACGCCCGTAGATCGCCAAAGGCGTTCTTTAAGACGGGGTTTCGCTCGAGTTCGGTCTTTACACCGTGGAGAGTCTGCATTGAATCGTTGATCGTGGCGCGACCAAGCGTTATGCGGATGTTCGGGTCGATAAGAATGGCGAAGATGACCAGGCCCTTAATACGACTGGTTTTGTACGTGAGGCGCGGCTCGAGGAGAATGCCGTAGTCTTGTTCGTATTGCTCGCCGATGTGCTTCGTGGGAGCACTGCTTGATTCGTTCGTTAGCCTCCACACTGAGCGATTCGTTCGCTTCTGGAAGGCGAGGATGCGCCCCGTTCCCGGGAGCATCGACTCGAGGAAGTCACAGGATTCTTTATGCTCTTCTTCTGTGAGGTCTTTGCATATACCCGAACGCTTCAAGAACCAGTAGAGGCCGTCATCGAGGAGCCATGCACGCTGATTCGCACGACCCCAGCGAACAACGGCCTGCGGGTCAATCGGTAGTGCCATGGGGTTCTATATCGGCAAGGATCTCTTGGAACTCTGCAGGGGGGAGCGCCTGGCGAAGCATCTGCACAAAGGCCTTGGCCTCATCCATCGTCGGCGCGGCGGTGACCGTCTTCATGGCGGAACGGTTTGACTCGGCCGCACGAGCTAGAGCTCGCCTATCACGACGGTCGGCCTCGTGCTGACGCTCACGCACACCGAGACCTAAGAGCTTGTTCGACGCCTCGAGGACGACGGAGTGCAGTTTTGAATCTAGGTCGAGGTTGCCCTCGTCGTCCTGGGTGGCGCTGTAGAGCTTCCTAAGGCGCTCAGCGGTAAGTCGATGGATTTCCTCGTCTACCTCGTCACGTCGGCGACGATCTAAGCGCTCTCGGAGAAAGACGACCGCATCACTCGTGTACAACGCCTGAGCGTTCATCCGCACGGCTGCATCGCGACACTGGGATTCATCAAGGCCGTGGGCTATCTGGTAGGCTCGCGTGATGAGGTCATACGTGTGGGAACGTCGCTCAATACGGAGCATGTAGTCGAGGGCGCAGACCATTCGGGCCCCGTCGATTGTTCCGGCATGGATGTGGACGAACTCGTCTGCGTCCTGCTGTGATATGCTTAACCACCACTGTGAAAACATGGCATCAGACAAACCAAAACGCAGCCCGGTAACTGAGGGCTGCGCTTCGATAGGGCCTCGTAGATCTTCAGTCATACCTTCCTCGTGAGGTTAGCTCCCAGAACCGCTTCGCTTCATAGCTGCTCGAGTTCTAGCCTTAGCAGCGGGGCGCGCTGTCTGTTAACGCGCGTTGCTTTGCCGAACCTAGGCGAGGAACACTGCCCTTAAGTTTCCGCTGCATAGCTTCCCTAGCTTCTCTAGATACAGGCTTGGCTACAGGTCCGTTATCCGTTAGAGCCTTTGCCTTCGATCCACCCCCACCTACAGCACGTTGCTTTGTGGAGCCGGATAAAGCCTTTGATCCGCTTTTTGCTCCTGTTAGAGCCTTGGACTCACCTTTTGCCGCAGAACCTAAAGCCTTCAATCCCCCTTCTTCGGCAGCACGGCCAAGGGCTCTCCCCGCTAGGCCTCGGGCAGCCCCAGCTAGTCCAAACCCAGCTAAAGCTACCGGATCGTCCTCTACGTTAACAGCACGCACCCCCTGAGGCTTCTTTGGGTCCTCCGGGCTGTACGTAGAACGTTGCTTCGATGAGAGCTTGGATCGAATCTTCGATAGCTCCCCAGAGGCCTTCGAGTCGCCTTTCTCAGACTTCACGGTGTCTATCTCTCGCTGGCGACGATAGTAGTTCGCCTGCCGCGTCTTTTTCTCAGACGCAGTCTCGTTCTTCTTCGCTTTTCCGTACGGGTTTGAGCTATCCATGATTACGAACGCCCTTGGTTACGCTTACGACGTGGGGGGTCGGTCTTCTGCTTTTTGTGGTGGTAATCGGCCGCAGCTGCAGGGCTATTCGGAGCAGGCTTGCTCTTCTTCGCTTGCCCAGACTCGTGCATCGCAATAGCGACAGCCTGCTTGCGGTCCTTGACCTTTGGGCCTTCCTTGGAACCACTATGAAGCGTGCCCTTTTTGAACTTGGACATCTCCTCGTGCATGCGCTCTTTCTTTTGCTTTTTGGGTGCAGACTTCTTTAGGACGGGCATACAGGCTCCTTCGTAGTGGCCAGTGGGCTTTTGCCCACACACGCAAGCAATGCCCCGATGAACGTTACTAGGGCAGCACCAACAGCTTGGGGCTTGGGGGGAAGCAACGGCATGATATGCGGAGCAGAGGACACAAGAATGCCCGCAAGGGTGAGCAACGCCCCCCGACCGCCACGTCAACACGATGCAACCGCTCGAGCATTACGGATGGGTGATAACGGGATTCTTGTACGGAGAGAACACCAGGGTAGCATAGATCGGAGCCGTACCATCTGAGCCGACCTGCACTGACGAAGATGAAACAGCCTGACCCGCCGCGATCTCCGCCGTAGCGGTTTCGTACGTGAGTGCTGCCTGCATGATGAGGCCTGCGGCTGCTGCGATGTTAAAAGTTGCCATGGGTTTACTATACCACGTTCCCGAGGGGTCGGCTAGTAGCGTCGCCTTAGCACTGGTGCTATACGTTACTAGTACCGGGCGAGATTCTCGATTGAGCCGGTCTCGCATGGCTGCATCCTGAGCGGCATGCATTGCTGCCAGTCGGTCGCGGCTAGCCCGGGCTGCTTTTGCAAGCCGACGCCTCTCGATGCAAAGGTCGAGGACCGCGCACGCTAACGCGCCTGCGATAACGACAACACCTATCACGACGAATGGGCTCATACGCTACGCACTACCCGAACCCAAGAGATGGAGCTTAAACTGCTCGATGTTCCACAGCACGCTTTGATCGTCGAGACCCATGGTGTATGACGAGTAGTAGCGAAGTTCGCAGGCCTCATCTGCAGGGTCGTCCTCCGTATGGACGATAATCGCTATGACTTCATCCCGGTCGTCGGCCTTACCGAGAACATCGATAAGCTGCTGCTTTTCCGTGATGCGCTGAAGCTGCCTCTCAATCGACACGGGCGCTACTCCCGAACGCCGATATGAACGTGGTCCTCACTATCGTCTTGGAAGGCCGTAGGACCGGCCGCAGTCATGTTTACTGACGTGTACGCTACACCACCCAGGCCAACATCGTAGACGTAATCAGCGGCCTGTACGTCGCGGAGAAACGCGATAAACGCCTCCGTACCTGCATCGAGATACTGGCCGGGGTTCGGACCGTTCAGAGGCCAGCAGTCTACAGCGCAACCGCTCTCGTGGAGACCTGAACCGCAACCATCATCTCGATGGTCACTCTTAACTGCAGTTATCTCGATGTGGTGGCCCTGCGTTAGAAGGTCATCAAGGGCAGCAATGAGATTGGTGTTGGTTATCTCCGGGTCGAGGAGGTCAGACTTTTGCGTGTCGTCTTGAAAGAACAGCTTTGATACGACGAGTTCGCGGGTTTCAGTGCTCATGCAAGACCCTTCCCGTGGCTACGACTACCTACCTCCGAACGTTTCATCAAACGTTCCATCTCGAGCTGCTCAGGGGTCATTGCTGCACGCCGTTCCGCACGTATTCGAGCGACTTCTCTATCTTGGTCGGTACGCTCTTGTTGAAGGGCAGCGCGTAGTGAGAATCTCTCCCCAGGGTTCCCCACACTGAGTAAGTCGAGTATGGAGATCGCGAGCAGTTCTATATCACAAGAATCGCCGTAGTCGTCATCTACAAACTCACGGTTAAGCAAGTCTACTAACGACGCATGCGCTGCACCTATACGGCTTGGGCGTTTTTTGTCCGGTACTTGGGTCAAGCAATCCTCGTACGAATCCCCTTCAAGATCTGCTCTCCAACAATGCGAATAAGCCTCGACTGGGCGTTTCGTAAAATCATACCCATCGTTAGCTTCGTCGTGAGCGTCTATGGTTATGTAGCCCTCGAATGTACCTTGATACCTCATCCTACCTCCCAATTGTTGTGCCTTACAACATACGCAACTGATCTATATACCCGGAAACTGTTATTACCCCGGGACCATGTACGTCTACATCAGTGATATCGTTTAGCCGCTTAATAAGCTCAACTTGTACCGCGTGCTTCCTGTACTCAGCTTGTTGTGCCTTACGCTCTCTGCGTTTAGCTTGTATCAGCAGCCACAGATGAACCGCTAAATACCCTAACGACAAAGCAGCGTATACGTATACTATCCCGAAGAAATCATGAAGTTTCATGGCACCTTTAATCCTTGTTTGAGCGCTTCTTTAAGATTCCACTACAGCAATTACGGATATCAATGAGTGTTATTATACATGGAGTTCCGGCCTTCAACCCGTGTGCTAGCTGGCTACAGGCGTCGTTAATGAGCGAAACTTCTTCCGTGCTCAGTAGATTGAGGGCGTAGTACGTAGTGAATATAGGTGCGCGCTGCTGAAGAGCCCTGTTAAACTGACCCCGCAGCGTTTGGAGTTTTTCTAACGTCGGTAAACTTGCCTTAGCAGCCTCCTCCTTCATATGGCCCTCGAGGATATTCAATAATAATTCATGTTTTTTCATTTTTGATACCTTTACATTAAGAGCGCACTTCTAGCATGAGATTGGCAGCGCTTGGTAGTAATAGAGATGCACGCTTTTGGTTGTCCCCGAAAACAACGGCAGGCCGACGCCGCAAGTCGTGACCAAGAGCATAGGGGCGCACCAGGCGCTGCAGCGTTATGACGCCCCGCATTTTAAATAACAACCTCTCCAGTACCGAGTTTAGGTACCGAGGTACCCGTGTCGTAGTTTAGAATAACTGCCTCGAAGACTCGCTCATTTGCCGAGTACACCATGCGTCCGTCAATCTTGAGTAACTCGTCGTAGCACATCGGTGGAAACCATACCACGTCGCCCGCTGATACAAACACGCATGACGGATGCGTTTTTAAAACCCGCCCGAACGTTGCGTATAAGCGCTCGTCATACTCGACGTACAGACCGCTCTCAGTAAAACCGTTCGGGAGAAAAACGTCTAAAAATACTTGATGCTTCTTACACGGGCTTAGATGCGCTACGTCGTTACTCGTCAATTCCTGAATCATTGGGCTCCTCCGGCGGCGGCGTGGCTTCCCCTATTAAGGGTTCAGGGGTGGGCTCTTGTGGGAGTATTGGCGGAATAAAAGCTGCTGGGGGAGCTACTACGGTTTCGTCACGCCCGAGCCGTTGGGCCATTGAAGGCGGTGGAGGCGGAGGGCTTGAGCGCTCAGCGGGCTGGACGGTGGCTCCTGATGGCCATGGGCCTCCGTTCGTGGCGGACACGATTCCCGCGAGGTTCGACCCTCCTGGGCCGTAGTAGGGCTCGGCGAACTCGGTGACGGTCTCCGTCGTACGTGGTGCTCCTGTGATCGTGAACAGCGCGTCGTATCCTCTCGGGGTGGGGCTGTACGGCGCTGCGTAGGGGTGTTGCTGGGGTGTCGGTGCGAAGGCCGGGGCGTAGGCTGGGGGTGGGGGGAACTGCGTTCCGGTGGGGTCGATCATACTGGGAGTAGGTAGAGCGTCGATCTTGCCCCGCTCGAAGGGTGATCGACCATTCGGGGGCACAAAGCCCAGGTTCACGTTGTTGAGCGCTTGGCGGAAGAGCGAGCGTACAACGACCGTGATCGGCTCAGACCACCGATCGGCCAGGGTGAGAATGTGCTCGTACTCTTCGTAGGTGAGCGAGAGCTTGATGTCACGGCGACACTTGAGCTTTCGCGCTAGCTCTTCCTCGCGACGACGTAACATTGACTCCGATGATGCCTTCGCCGTGCGTCGCGTGCGCTCACCAATCGTACGCGGCTTGGGCGCTGGGGGTATGGGGAAAGGTGTCCCCTCTTCGCCGATAGGCATCGGGGCATCCATCGTCTTCTTTGGTCGTCCACGTTTGTTCATGCGCGTTCACCTTCACTTTGTGCACGGAGATCGGCCCCGAGAGCATACGCTTGGGCGGCGCTGCCAATGCCAAGTCGTACGCCTGACGTGAGCGAGGCATGTACATCGGGATTGAACACCCCTACCCCTGTGCCCGCAGCGCTGTACCACGGCGGGAGTTCCTGGTGGGGCTCGGCGGGGAGTTCATTGTGTGCTGCGAGGGGGAGTGGGGGCTGCTGGGCTGGGGGGGCGGGCTCTGGGTCAGGGGGGTTCATAACGGGCGGTACGGGGAGTGGGTCTGCTTGCTGCAGGGCGGGCGCGTAGCCGAGAGAGGCCAGGTAGCCAGGGTAGCGTTCGGGTACGGCGGCTGCTCGCCGTCCTGGGGGCAGCATGGCCTTGATACGGACATCGTTCTCGTAGTCAGTGACGACGGAGAGCCAGCAGTTGAGGATGTCGGAGACCAGGGTGGAGATGGCGACGTGGCGACGCATGACGGCGTGCTCTTTGAGGAGCATGTGTGAGATACTATCGAGCTTGATCGTCGAGAGGTTCACGCACTCGTCGTACTCACGCTTCGTGCGATGCGCGATACGACTGGCCCGAGGCTTTGCCGTTCGGCGCTTGGGGGCGAGGAGCGGTACGCGCTCTGGCTGTTCGTTTACCCGCATGAGGACCTCTCTCTTGCCTTCTCGGCTGGGGTGGGGGGTAGGGGGAGTTCAAGCTGCCCTGGAGCTTGCCGCTTCGTGGATGATGGCTGGGGAAGCTCTATGGGGAGCGTAAGCCGATCCGAGAAGCACGTTAGCTTCGCAGCCTGTGCGCGTTGTTGGGCTTGGCTACGGGAGATACGGCGTACCTGGGAGCGCTCAAGGCCACCCTCCACGGCAACGTAGGCTTGATCCCCGTGGCCGCGTACGACGGCTACCGTGATGCGGTTCCAATGCAGTGGGATCGCGCCCCCCACGGAAACAACAATCCCGTAACACCAGTTTGCCGTTCCCGGGGAATCCGAGCGCTCAACGAAGTCGCCTACAAGTACCTGTCGCATAGTAACAAACCTGCACAAAGAAGAACTGTAAAAATAAAAAAGAGATAGAGAGATAATGGCATCGGTTCTCTACCCGAGGGCCGAGTCTTTTAACCCGGGTACGCAGGGCAGTGGTGAGGCACCATGCGTAGGGTTCATCAGTGGTGGAGTAAAGCCCGATTCGCCGTGGAGTTCGGTGTCATGTTGCGTATGATCCCGGCCACACATACAGGTGCAGTTGAGGCTCAGTCGTTGCGGAAGGAGTTCGTCTCCGACGTGGTACGGGGTACGCAAGGGCGCACGCCGACGTGTTTTCTCGTAGTACTGTTGTTGTTTTAGGGCGCATGCACTACACGTAACCTTCCCCTCGCGGGCTGGGCGGCGGTGGCAGATCATACAGTTACCCGCCTCTCGCGCACGTTGGTGCGCTGCGGCGGAGTACTTGCGATTGATATCGAGGTCTCGCAGCGATTTCGTCGTGATACACGCCAGGCACCGTTTACGCCGAGGCATTTCTTTCTCTCGTCCGCAATCGATACACGGCCTATCGATACTGTCATCCAGTGATTCCATATCACATGTCCTCCTTTCACGGTTATCGTACGGCTATACCCCACTGCTTTCCATACCGTGGACTATACCAGTTCTCAACAAAATCATCGAAGTCTTTTTCCTCTATACATGCCCCATCTGGGTTGAAGAGCCGTACATGCGAAAACCGCTTGTGCTTGTACGGGGGGTCGCTCGGCCAGTGCTTCGTCCATCGGACCTCCCGTACGCCGATGATAACGCCGTAGTGTCCATCACCTCCGTCGAAGTAATTCACGAGTACAGGTCCCCGCTTGGCTTTGGCTAGAAGGTCGGCGGGGGTTTTTACTAGTGTAAACGGGTTTTTTAGACGAGGGAAGAGTGTGCGTAGAAACCTTCGTATGCTTGTTGGGTCGGTTCCGGCTTCCTCTTGTGTACCGAGCCGCCGTGTTAGATCAGAGATAACGTTGTAGGGATGTCGCTCGGTGTAGTACTTGAGGTTTGATATCCAGTTCTCTGCTTGGGTAGTACCTTTTCGTAGGCGCTGCTCGAGCGTACGTCCGGTAAGATAGAAGAAGAGTGTCAGCGCAGCAGGCCCACACGTCCAATCACTTGGTTGCCGAAACAGCTTTATATGTTTATACGGGTAGAGATACTGGTACGTATCCGAAAGGTATCCAAACGGCAGTGGCGAGTACTTCGCAAGACCATCATCACAGATCTGCACCTCCCAATGCCGCACAAGCCCCTGGCCGATAGGATCACTCTCTATTTGAACGGTGTGATTCGCGAGCAAGGCGTTACACCGTGTGCAACGGACGGGACGTTCGCCGTCTATGGCTACCTGGATGTCAGGAGTGGAATCCATCAGGTACCTTCGTTCCGTGCTCAAGTGGTTGCCAGTAGAACTTCGCCGTTCGTGGCGAGCCAAACCACTGAGTATGTACGCCCCCGATGCGTGGTGTTACCGCCCCGAAGCGTTGACGGATATCGAGCATGCGCGGCGTTGTTGCATGCCCTATAACGGCCGTGTAGCAGCACTCGCTGAGTTGGGCATTCCAGGCGGCGACGAGGATCGGGGCCAGGCCTAAAGATTGAAACGGCGGAAGAATGGTCGTTCCGTAGCAGTAGATCGCCCCTGCGGCAAAGGACGTGAACGGTATAATATCTGCGAGGAGAGCATCCCAGGAAGCTGAAGGGTACCTGCCATTTTTCGTATGCATAGCTTTGACATGGCCAGGGGCTAACCCGTAGCACTCCCCCGCTAACCCCCCGTCTACGTACATGTACGTTACGTACCCGAGGGCAAGAATGCTCCCTTTGGTCTCTACGTCCTCGTTAAGGCCGTCTTCCTCGTAACACCGCTCAAAGCGCATAGATTCCACAAGCGGTATAGGATCTGTTGAGAACGTGATTACTGGCTTCCTATGTACACGCCAGGGGGCTCTTGAACTGTACCTAGGAGCTTCAGCCTCTA